TGCGCGGATCGAGGTGCAGCTGCGGCGGTTCATCACCACCGAGTGGAAACGGCTGGCGGCGCAGGCAACTAAGACCGCGGCCGGGTTCCTTCGCAACGGGCCCGGCGATACGGTGCGCGCCGGCGACGTGGACAAAGCTCTGGCCATTATTGATCGAACGATGGCGCAGTGGGCGCCGCGGGTAACCCCACAGTTTACACGGGATATGCGCGAGACCTACATGCTGGGGCGCAAGTCGGGGTTGGACAAAGCGCTGGGCGCCGAAAAGAAGTCGCTGGAATACAACAGACCGCCACCGCCAGATTCGAATATCGAGAAGGCAAAAAACTTGGTGGCCTATGTCAACCCCTCGTTCGATCTGGTGGACAAGCAGGCGGTCGAGGCGTTGAACGCGCATCAGGTTTTTTGGATCGGGCACTATTACGAGGATTATGTGTCCGAGGAAATCGCGGCCAATGCCAAGGTCCAGATCCAGGAGGGTATGGGCAGGGTCGCGGCCGGCAAAAAGATGCAGTACATGGCCGATCAGTATTTATCGGACGTATTCGTTCCGACCGGCTACCATAGCAGCACGGAAAACTATTTTCAGGGTCTGGTAGCGAACGCCAGCACGATCGCGCGCACCACCGGGCGTCTGCGGTCGTTCGAGAAGGTGGGGTTCAGCAAGTATATTGTGGTCAACCCGGGCGACCACCGTACTTGCCCGATCTGCAACCTGATGGATGGCAAGGAGTTCCGGGTTGCTGATGGTCGAGCGCAAGCGGCCAGCACGCAACAGGCTGTCAGTCCGCTAAAGGTCAAGCAGCTGCACCCATGGTTCACGCCCAAGTCGGCCAGCAAGATGATCGGCAAAGCCGGGCCGGCGACTGCAGATCAGACCGGGCATCTGGCCAAGGCCGGACACTCGCTGCCCACTTACCACTACCATTGCCGGTGCGACATTGATGTTTCACCCGACTCCGAGGTGCTGCCCTTTGAAACGGACATCGGCGCCGGCGTGAAGCCACCCAAGCCCACGTTCAACCCGGCGAGCGTGACGCCCAAGGCCAAGCAGATGAAACCCAAGAAGGCGCCCAAGGTGAAGGCGCCACCCAAGGCGCCGACCAAGCCCCCGGCGCCAGGGCAAGCGGCGCAGATGGCCGAGGTGGGGCCCGGCACCAGCGAGGCGGTGAACGCGGCCGAGTTCCCTTGGCAGGCCAGCGAGCTGCAGGAGCTGCCGGATCTGCGGCTGGGTGGGGCGCATCGCAAGTATTATTTCCAGGCGCCGGACGGCAGCCGATGGATGTTCAAGCCCGCGGCCGAGGAGTTCCGAGCATACGGCGATGAAGTGTCCGCCAAGCTGGCCGACCGCCTGGGCGTGCCCACGGCGCAGGTGCACGTGGTCAAGATCGGCGGGCGCACGGGTTCAATGCAGAAGCTGGTCGACGATGTGCTGTTCGATCTGAAGTCTGGCGACGGGATCAAGATCGAGGTGCTGCGCGACTACCAGCTGGGGCAGGTGCAGCGAGAGCACGCTTTCGACTGGTTGATCGGGAACCACGATGGACACGGTGGCAACCTGCTGGCGCGAGGACCACGTGGCAATCTGCTGGGCATCGACAAAGGGCAGTGTTTCAAGTTCTACGATCAGGACAGCATCGCGTTCACTTACAACCCGAACATCGACTTTGGCGAGGTTAGTTATTACAACCAACAGTTCGAACGCTACGCCAAGGGGTTGACGCAAGAGGGGTTCGTCCTCGACGACCTGGCATCGAAAGAGCTGCAGGACTTTTTGAAGGCTGTAGACGAGATGCCGGACGAGGATTTTCTGGCGCTGATCAAACCGTACAGCTCGCGCGCGGCCGACGCCAAGCAAGGCGCGTTCAGGCGCTGGAATGAACAGCGGTTCCTGGATGCCGCGTTGCGGCGCAAGCGCGATCTGCGCAAGACCGTCGAGCGCTTCTACACCAACCTGAACGAGCAGCGCCGGCGTGCGCTGGGCATCATCGAGGAGGTGGCCGAGGAGGCGCCGGCGGCAGCGACTAAGGTGCATACGCCGATCAACAAGAGCCTGATCCAGAAGGCGGACAAGTCGGGCTGGGCGGGACGCGCGGTGTATGTGGGCGGCGAAGATTACGAGGGGATGGAGTTCTTGCTGTACGGGTCGAACAAGTCAACATACTTCGAGGCCAAGCTGCGAACGCCGGGGCACAACAAGCTGATGGCATACCTGCAGCGAGCGACCGGCAGCGAATCCGAATACATCGATCCGAACTGGGCGGACTTCGAGCGCTACGTCAAGTCGATCAACTACCACCTGGGCGCCGGCGGTGATGGCGTTCTGCCCGATCATACGGTCGAGCTGGGGCAGCAGTTGTGGGCGAAGTTCGCGCGCACCAAGCTGACAGACGTAGCAGCAGAACAAAAGGGCGCGTTCAAGTATTACCGCGAGCACGTCGGTCAGCTGATCAACCAGAATGGCACGCCCAAGTCTGCGAAGATCGGCACGGTGTATACGCAATACAAGCCCAAGCCGGCAGCGAAACCGACCGGGCAACCGCCGATCGAGGTTCGCAGGCTTACCCGCTTTGCCGAGGGCGAAAAGAAGCTGATCGACGGCAAGATTCTGGAAGAGATCGGCGAGGGCAACACCTTTTATGGCGAGGTCTACGAGATGGACCTGGGGCCCGGTGCCAAGGGGTACTACATTCGGCACGGCGACAACAATCTGTTCAGCAAGCAAGGGCGGCTGCGGATCCGTTACGAGAAACCCTTGTCCGAGATGGAGCCCAAGGAAATCACGACGGTGATGAAAAACCTGGAGCGGATCGGTTTGAATGGCAAGCTGGCCACCGCCGAGGATTTAGAATACCTGTACTTGATCAAAGTAACCCGAGGCGCAGGGCTGGAGGGGCAGAAGGCGTTCACGCCTGATGCTGGCGCCACCGTTGCGCAGAACGTAAAGAAGCTCAAGACCGCCTGGGAGGATCGGCTGGGTTACAAGTTGACCAAGGCCAAGGGATATCAGCCTACGCCGGAAGGACACTTCCCTGATGGCAGCGGGCTGGGGCACTTTATGCGGTTCGACGTTGACGTGGACGAGCTGATGAAGGCCGACGTGGGCGTGTACCATTCGCTTTACCATGGCATCGACGATCTGGAAAAGATCCTTGGCAACAAGTCGAAAGGGCTGGTCGCTACAGAGGGCAAGTTCCGATCGGGCATCTTGCCTTCTGGTATGTCTCCAGATCGCGACCAAGAAACCGGCGGCGCCTCGTTCGCCTTCACGCGGTTGCGCACGATCTTCAACGCGCCGCCCGATGCGGAACTTCGATTTCACACTTCTATACTGCGCGATCCCGACGCGCTTACATTCAACCGCGATGCGTTCGGCGAGTGCAACGAGGCTTTCTTGAATGCTAATCGGAAGTACGGGCAAGACTCGATGATTGAGATCGCGCAGCGCGGCGTGTCGAACAATGAGACTGATTTCAAGAACGGCGTCAGCTTTGAAAAGTGGTTGGACGAGGTGCGGGTGAGTTCACAGTCCAAGCGCAAAGAGGTGATCAAGTGGTTCAAGGATGCCGGCGTCAAACGGGTTGGCCCGAACAAAAAGAAGATCGAGGACGCGGTGATTGTGGGCACTAGCTTTAGCCCGATGAAATAGCGAGGGGATATGGCCGAGTTGAAGGACATACGGAAGTTCATCGCAGACCTGGGCGGGGTGGTGCGCGTTGCGCACGACTTCTACAGCTGGCGCGGGCTGCGGCTTTACCCGATCAACGTGTCGGGTTACGAGCCCGTGGTCGATTTCGAGGTGGGCAAGGACGGCGCGTTCGCCTATAACGCGATCGCCAGCGAACGAGTGCACGGGGTTACCGTCTACAAGGTGGTCAAGGCTGGCGACGAGTTTCAGCTTTACAGCTGGGAGGGCGACGCCACGCGCGTGGTGCTGCTGCGGCTACAGGTGCCGACCGATCACGATCGCAAGCTGGCCGAGGAATGGATCGAGGTTCGGGATCGGACCAAGTCGGCTGCACTTCTGAAGGGTTACATCGAACAGCTGCAGGACGATCCGATCAAACCGCACAAGCCGGGGCCGATGCGCACCCACCAGGCGGCGATGGTGCACGTGGCCCACCCCGAGACCGGCGCCTTGACCACGATGGCGGCGATCGGCGCGAGCAAGAACGAGATCGTGGCGCGAGCCTATCCCGGGATGGACAGCGCGGCCGAGGTCTGGAATCAACGCTTTCGGCTGGCCCTCGACAATGGCGGCAAGCCGGCGGCGATCCTGGAGCATTGGCTAGAACGAGTAAACGGAAACACCGAGGATCTGTCCGAACCCTTCGAGGTTGAAGCCGAGGACGCCGAGGACGCGGCGCACGCGGCGCTGGTCAAGTACAACGACACGATCGGCATGACGATCGATGTATAGCGGAGGCAACATGGAGCAAGCAGCCAAGGGGATCACGTCAGACGCTGGCGGCAAGCTGCAGCCGGCGCAAGGGCTGGGTGCGTCTGCCGAGTTCGGCGACAAGGGGGCCGAGGTGCGGGTGGTCGATGCGCCCGAGGCCGGCGTGGTCGAGTCTCCACCCAACATGGCCAAGGCGATCATCGATGGCGACAAGCGGCTGCTGGTGAAGGCAAAGCCGGTGGACATCGAGGCCGGCGACTACACGCTGCTGAGTGTGGGCAAGGCGCTGGGCGTGGTGCGGCTGGGTGAGCGCGAGGAGGTCGACGCGGTGAAGTTCGCCGAGCTGCAGCCCCAGCACCTGGTGACCGATCAGCTGCGGGCCGAGTGGTCCGAGGTGCAGCCGTCGTGGTCCGATGGCCCCTGGTATGTGTGGCCGGTCGAGGTGGTGCAGAAGTTCGACGAGCCCTGCGCTACGAACGTCAAGCCCACCCCTGACCCCGTGGTGCAGGGGGTGGTGGTCGAATATGCGGAGGTGACCAAGGCGATCTGGCGATCGCCAGCTGGCAAGACCAAGATCGCCAAGCGGATCGTGTCTATGTTGCCGGCGCACACCACCTACGTGGAGCCGTTCGTGGGCAGCGGTGCGGTGCTATTCGAAAAGGAACCCAGCAAGACCGAGGTGATAAACGATGCCGACACGGACATCGCTGGTGCGTTCAAGGCGTTGAAAGGGATTACCAAAGAACAGGTCGAGCAGCTGAAAAAGAAAAACTGGGTGGGGAGCAAGGAAACCTATGGCGCCCTCTTCAAGGCGAAGGTCAAGGGCGTGGTCGATACGCTGCATCGGTTCCTATACCTCGCGTCGTTTTCTTTCGCAGGGATGCGCGGCGCTGGCAACTTCGACAAGAGTCGGGCTGGCAGCCCCACGGGTTTGGCTGCCCGGGTTGAGAAGCTTTCGCCGAGGCTAAAGAATGTAACCGTCATGTGTGGCGACTACGCGGAAGCAATTAAGAAGTACGATAGCAAGGCCACCGCGTATTTTCTTGACCCGCCTTATTCGGGATACAATGCCGGCGTCGGAGAAGGCAAGTTCGATGAAGACAAGTTCGTCGACGTGCTGAAGGCGATCAAGGGTAAGTTCTTGATCACTTACGGCACGCGGGGCAAGTTGCCCAAGGCTGCAGCCGAGGCCGGATTCAAGATCAAGCGGATTCGTCCCAAGCGCTTCTTTCGGGCGATCAGCGGTTCAGGGGATACGCATCTTACTCAGTTGGTGATTACGAACTACGAACCAGTCAGCAAGGCCGAGCCGAACGATGGGCTGGAAGTCGAGGACGTGGATCTGGACAGCTTGCAGGCCGAGGGCACCGATCAGGTGGAGGTGTTCAAGCAGGTGGCGCCGGACACCAACACCGAGGTTCTGACCAAGGCCGAGCTGGAGCTGGCGCACTGGCAACTGCACGGGCTGTTCGGCGAGCTGGCGGCGGACACGGCCGAGGGGTGGAGCACCGAGCAGGTGGTGAACTTGCACGCGCTGGTGGTTGAGAAGATGGGCGAGCACCCGGCGCCACCGGACAACGGGCTGGACGAGCTGTCGGGCGATTTCGAGATGGGCGCCGGCGAGCGGCCGAGGTGGCACGAGGTGCCGGTGGCCAAGCAAACCGACCCCGACGAGGACGAGCCCGAGCTGGCCAAGGCGAGCGATCCTTATCTGGAGGCGCCCCCCGAGGACAAGCCGTACCGGTTCACGGCACAGCAACACTGGCGTGGCAAGTCGATGCACGCGGACATCCGCATTGCGCTGAAGCGCGACCAGCTGATGATCGGGTGGACCTTGAATACCCAGATCAAAGACGCGGTGAAGGAACCCGTCACCACGCTGGCCGAGGCCAAGCAGTGGGCAAAGCCTGGGAACGTGTCCAAGGTTAGCAAGATCAACTGGGCAACGGGTGAGTGGGCATCGCGCAAGGCCGGCAAGGGCAAGACGGTTCGCGTCGAGATCCTGTCCGAGCGAAAGACCCCTGGCCCTCACAGCTGGTTGGATGTAGAAGGTAAAACCAAAGACCCCGAACCGGGCAAGGCGCCACCGGTGGGCGGTACTCGACAGTACCCCGGGGTTTTCGATATCGTCGACCAGGGGATGGTAGAATACGGTGCGCAGAAGCCCTGGTTCCATGAATACTACTTTCAGGGCGGCGCGCTGAACTACCGGATGTTCTTCCGGTTGCTGAAGGTGAGCAAGCGTATCGAGCCGTCCACGTGCGAGGTTTGCGGCGCCCCCGAGGGCGTGGTGGACATGGGCTGGGGCGATGCCGATCCGGCGGTGTGCTGCACCGATTGCACCGCCGAATACCTGACCAAAGCGAACGCGGTATTGCCCCCGTCCGACGAGCGGGGAACGCCCGAGGGCAACGCCTGGTTGGCGATCTACCCCGAGGATCAGACGCCTTACGTGCTGGGGCCCGAGGCGGTCAAAAAAGGGTGGATGCCGCCCGATGGCCGGTCGGCGTTGCCGGCGGCGATCCGTTCGCAGGTGCCGGCGCAGTTCCGCTACTGGGGCAAGGCCGGCAGCGAGGCGCGGACTATGCGCGATGAACTGGCGGCAGCGGTCAAAGCCGGCGAGGTCGAGCTGAACTACGAGGCGCCCTACAAGACCACCAAGGCCAGCAAGGCGGCTGCGGATTTCGTTCTGCAGAAGCAGACCGCGGACACCGGCGATGCGAGCTGGTGGGCGCGGTTGGACGTGGGCGAGCGCGAGCTGCTGGTGCTGAAGGTGCAGGACGATCCGCTCGAAACCGAAACGGCGAAAGCGCAGGTGCTGCACGATCGCAACAAGGCCAGCATGGAGCTGCAGGGGCCGATCACGGCTGGCCACTACCTGAACCCGACCAAGGAAATCCCGAGCACGATCGAGCTGCTGGACAGCGGCAAGGCCGAGGTGCTGGAGCGGACCGAGGAGCTGCTGAAGATCCAGTTCAACGGCGAGCAGCTGCGGCGACTAGTTGTCGCAAAGCGGAACGAAAGCGAGTGGTTATGGCAATCGGTCGAGGCCGAGCCGACCACCAAAGCCGTCGATTTCGAGCTTACTATTCCCTTTCACCACGTCGAGGTTCAAAAGGGCAAGAACGGCGTCGAGAAACGGCTGGTGACCGGCGTCGTGCTGGAGCCCGACGAGGTGGACGCGCAGAACGACTGGGAGCGCGTTGATACGATCGAGCGCGCGGCCCACAACTTTCTGCGCAACTACAACAAGCCCGAGGACGAGGGCGGCACCCAGCTGGGCTACATGCACAAGCAGTTCGACGATATCGGGATCGATCTGGTCGAGTCATGGATCGCCCCTACCGACTTCCAGCTGGGCGGCAAGGGCGAGGAAAAAAAGGTCAAGCGGGGTTCGTGGCTGATGACAGTGCACGTGCACAATGATAAAAAATGGCGAGAGGTCAAGGACGGCAAGCTGACCGGTTTTTCGGTCGGCGGCACTGCAACGGTGGCAGGTAAGTGATGAAGGGTTTACCCCAAGAAGTCCCGCAACTTGACAAGGCCGACGCCCGGGAGATACTTGACTTGAAGGCTCGCGAGGTGTCGATAGTCGATCGACCCGCCATCGAGCGGACGTTTTTAGTGGTCAAACGAAAACAGGAGGACGAGATGGGAGCATTCGCAACGGACGATGGCGGCGCCGCAACGCACGGCACCGACGAGCTGATCGAAAAGATGGCCTGGCGCCAGCTCGACGAATCCGAGATCGAGAAGGCGCTGCCCGAGGATCTGCGCAAGTCGATCGGCGAGGTCAGCAAGTGGTTGAAGACCGCAGCCAAGGCCGAGGGTGCCCCCGCCGATGCGATCAAGCAGGTGGCGGCGTTCTTGTCCAAGGTGGCGGCCGGCAAGTTCCCGATGGCGCCCGGCAAGACCGATGACACCGAGAAGGGCAATGGCGAGGGCGAAGGCAAAGGCGATGGCGACGCGGCCAACAAGGGCAGCGAGAACGCCAACAAGGCGGCGTGCCCCAAGTGCGGCGCCGAGATGGTCGACGGCGTCTGCAAGGCGTGCGGCTACAAGGAGACCAAGGCGGCCACCAGCAAGTCGGCGAGCGAGCCCGAGGGTATTTCCGTCAAGATCACGCCCGAGGGTGGCGTCGAGATCAGCGGGCAGCCCGTGACCAAGGCTGGCGTCAAGGGATTCACCAGCGAGCGCGCGGCCACTTTCGGCGCGGCGGTCAAGTCGCTGATGGGCATGATGGCGGATCTCGATCCCGAGGTGGCCAAGGGGATCATCAGCGAGCTGGTGGGCAAGGCGCTGCCGGGCGAGTTGAAGTTCACCTCGTCCACGCCGGCGCTGGACGCCAAGGCGGTCAAGAAGGCGGTCGAGGATGCGGTGGCCGAGGCGCTGGCGCCGGTCACGGCTGAGAACACCGAGCTGAAGAAGCGGCTGGAGACCATCGAGAAGTCGCGCACCGATCCGCAGTCCACCGAGGGCGACGGCACCACCACAACGGACGACGTGAACAAGGGCAAGAGTTTCTGGGCAGGGGTTCCGCTCCGGTAGCGGCAACCGATTCGAGCAACGTACCCGCAACCGGGGAATAAGGAGGATAAAGTGACCAACGAGGAACTGATTCAGAAGGCAATCTCAGCAGCCGAGGCGCTGGCGACCAGCGGCAAGCTGAACCCCGCCCAGGCCGACAAGTTCATCGACTACGTCGTGGACGAATCGGTGATGAAGGGCAGCGTGCGCACGGTGAGGTTCCGCAACGAGGAACTGCACATCGACAAGATCGGCATCGGCAAGCGCGTCATGTACCCGGCCACCGAGTACGAGGCGCCGCAGCACCGGTCCGGCGTGCAGACTTCCCAGATCAAGCTGCAGCCCGAGGAGGTGATCGCGGCGTTCGACATCACGGACACCTTCAAGGAGATCAACCTGGAAGGCGAGTCGGTCGAGGACCACATCATCAAGATGTTCGCCAAGGGCTGGAGCAACGACGAGGAAACCCTGTCCATCGGTGGCGACACCGTGGGCCCGGCGATCCTCGAAGGCGACTACCTCGACGGCGGTTCGACCACCCAGTACGTGCTGGACAAGCTGCTGGCGCTGTACGACGGCTGGTGGCGCAAGGCGGACGGCGGACACCTGGTGAACGTGGCCGGCGCCAACATCGGTCTGACGGTGTTCGGCCAGATGATCCGGGCCATGCCCCAGAAGTTTCGGCGCAACAAGAAGGACCTGCGGTTCTTCATGAGCAGCGACCTGGCGCAGATCTACATCGAGAAGATCGCCACGCGCATGACCCAGAAGGGCGACCGCGCGGCCGAGGGCGAGACGCAGACCCCGTTCGGGATTCCGATCGTCGAGGTGCCGCTGATCGATCTGCAGCAGCAGGTGGTCGAGTCGGTCACGCTGGACGATGTTACCCCGGTCAACCTGCGCTACGCGCCGGTCTCGGACGTGGTGGTGCTGCCGAACGATCTGGACAAGACCCCGACCACCCCGTACCCCAACGGGTTGACCGGCGGCTACATCCTGGATGCGACCGCGGGCACGCTGCTGTCCTTCGATTCCGGCAGCGGGCTGGACGGCGTGACCGTCAAGGTCACCTACAAGTCCAACCCGCAGATCGTGCTGACGCACTGGATGAACTTCATCCTGGGCATCGGTCGCGACATTCGCATCGAGCGGGCGCGCAACATCCACAAGCGCGCCAACGAGTACGTGGTCACCGGCAAGATTTCCGTCCAGATGGAGGAGGTCGACGCGGTGGTCAAGGCGTACAACGTCGGCACGGGCGTCTGAACCATTCAACCGTAACGGACGGTGAAGGGGTGGCGGCGTCAACGCGCGGGGCGTCGCCACCCAGGATTTGACCGCGCTAGTCCCATGTGATTGGAGGATTCTCAAGCATGGCCAAAGAAGCAAGAATAATGCTGCACGGCAGCCTGTCGCACACCGTGAAGTTGCCGGGGCAGAACGAGGTGCGGTTCGCCAAGGGTGTTCCGCACCAGACCACCAACGAGGCGCTGATCGGGTACGCGCAGGCGCGACCGCAGTGGTTCTCGGTCAGCGCGCCCAAGGCGGTGGCCAAGCCGGCACCCAGGCCGGCGCCCGAGCCCGAGGAGCCCGAGGAGCCCGAGGCCGACGAGCCCGAGGAGCCCGAGCCCGAGGACACCGAGCCGGCCGACGAGCCCGAGGCGCCGGCGCCGAGCCGGGCCCGTAAGCCACGGTCGCGGAAACCGCAGGTAGGATGATGGCAGATCAGATCGTGGTGGTGGCGCCGACCGCACCGATGGCGCAGATCGAGGACTTCCCCGAGGGGTGCGCGCGCAGCTGCAAGGGCGCGCTGCACCTGCGCCCGGGTGGGACCAAGGTGGTGACCGAGGGCGAGCTGGCACACCTGCAGGCCAACCACCCCAAGGTGGTGGCGGGGCTGCGGGTGGTGGACACCACCCCACCCAAGCCCAAGCCGGCGGCCAAGCCCAAGCCGGTGCCCAAGGTGGCGGCCGAGGCGGTGGCGCGGGCCGAGGCGGCCAAGGCCGATTCCCAGCCCGAGGCGGCCCCAGGAAGGCCCGAGGGCAGGGGCAGGGGTACTGGCGCCCCACCGCGCGAGTAACGCCCGAAAGCGGGCGGCTACGCGGTGCTGCGGGCACACCTGGCGGATGGCCGGACGCTGCGGTTCGACCTGGCGAGCCCCAGTGCGGCGGCCGAGTGGCTGGAGCTGGTCAAGGACCACCGGTTTCAGGAACAGCTGCGCGGGCTGACCGTGCAGCACAACGGCGTGCAGTATTCGCTACCGCGGCCCCAAGGGTTCCGGCGGGTGTGGTTGCAGGCCGAGCTGCTACAGCCCGATCCCGAGCACGGGTTCAAGGGGGGCGAGCGGATGATCGCGCAGGTGGACAAGGTGCGCGTGGTGGTGATGGCGCATTCGTCGCAGCGCGCGGCGCGGGTCAGCCTGTCCAACCCGGGCACCCAGTGTTACAATCCTTTGGAAAGATTTCGGGCAGGGTGAGCGATGGGTCAGCAGCGAGCAGATCAAGAAACCCAGGTCGGCAAGTCGGATGTTTTCGAGGACACCAAGGCGGCCGGTCCTACCCTGGAAACCGATTCCGAAAACCTGCGCGATGATCTGAACGCGCTGCGCTCGCAGGTGCGTCGTGTCATGTATGGCAGCGATCCCGGCAAGTGGACCGACGATCCCGAAACGGCGTTCGGAACCGATGCCACCTTGAAGGGGCTAGTCCAATCGGGCGCGAGTTTCGACGAGAACGACATCCTGGTGGCCAAAGATGGATCGATCGTGGTAAGCGAATCGGGGAACGTACTGCGGAGGAAATGATATGTACCACCGCGAGCTGGGGCCCGATGATGCCCACGCAATCCAGACCTGGGTCTACGACACGATCGCCGATCGCGATGCCCACAACCCGAGCGAGGGACCGACCGACGCAATCGTTGCTGAAGATGTAGCTTTGAAGCGTGTATGCTTCGTGAAGGTTCCGGCGGGGTTCTATTTTCTCAGCAACTTTACGCCGATCACCTGGACCCCGTTCGGGCAATCGGTATTCGGCAATCACCACGTGCAGCACGAGGATGGAGGCCTCGACGAGATCAGCGTGGCCGGGTTGTCTGGCAAGCTGGCCGACGAGCAGACGCCCGAGGCGCACGCGGCCAATCACGAGGTCGGCGGTACCGACGAGCTGGACCTGACCGGGTTGTCCGGCGTGCTGGCCGACGAGCAGGATCCGCAAGCGCACGCGCTCGATCCTGGGAGCGGCAAGCATACCGGACCGCTACCCGAGGCGTCGGTCACGTTCGGCGGCAGTGGTCATAACCATTCGGGCGGCGCCAGCGGTGCGCTGGTGGACTGGGCGAACATCGCGAACAAGCCGGCGAGCTTCACACCCAGCGCGCACGCCAGCAGCCATCAGAACGGTGGCAGCGACGAGCTGGACCTGACCGGGTTGTCCGGCGTGCTGGCCGACCCGCAACCGGTCGCGCCCCACCCACTCGACCCAACGGGTGGCGACCACACTGGCACGCTGGCCGAGACCAGCGTGCTGTTCAGCGACACCGGACACGATCATACCGGCGGCACCGAGGGGCAGAACATCCCGCTGGCGGGCATCGGCGGGTTCCCGTCGAACTTCTCGCGCGGCGAGCAACCGGCATACACGAATACAACCAACAAGGTGATCGGACCGCTGGCCAGCTCACCGGTGGCGGCCGAGGTAGCGCTGGCCCCGTTGAAGGGCGTCTTTCAAGAACAGGGCGTCGACTTCACGGTGCGCGAGGTTACGGGCGGCACGGCGGACGGCTGGTATGTGTGCATCGACCCGACGAGCAGTGCCCCGGGTGGCGGATCGTTCGCTGGCGGGTTGAACCCGACCACGGGGTTGACGTTATCGCCCGGCGACAAGGTTCAGCTGATTTACCCGACCTATCCCGCACCGTAGGAGGCGACCGTGGCCAAAAGACTGGAAACTGAGTTCATCGAGGACGGCGCGGTTACCACTGACAAGCTGGGCGACGGCGCGGTCACCACCGACAAGCTGGACCCGTCCGGCGTGGCCGAGGCGCGCGTCGTTTTCGACGGCAGCGGTCACAACCATTCGGGCGGCGCCGGCGGCGCGCTGGTCAGCTATTCGGATCTGTCCGGCGTTCCCAGCGAGTTCACGCCGGCGGCGCACGCGCTGGATCCCGCGAGCGGGTACCACACCGGCACGCTGCCCGAGGCCAGCGTGTCCTTCGACGATGCAACCGGTCATGATCATAGCGGCGCGGCTGGCGCGGGTACCTTGGTCGATTACAGCGATCTGGACAACGTGCCCTCGACGTTCGCGCCGAGCAACCACGCCAGCGACCACCAGAATGGCGGCACCGACGAGATCAGCGTGGCGGGGTTGTCGGGGGTGTTGGCTGATGCGCAGACCGCGGCAGCGCACGCGCTGGATCCCGGCAGTGGACCGCACACTGGCAACTTGCCCGAGGCCAGCGTCACGTTCGGCGACAGCGGGCACGCGCACGGCGGCGGGGCGGACGGCGCGGCGGTAGCCTACGGCGATCTGTCCGGCGTGCCCTCGACGTTCGCACCAAGCGCGCACGCGAGCAGCCATCAGAACGGTGGGGCCGACGAGATCAGCGTGGCGGGGTTGTCGGGGGTGCTGGCCGATGCGCAGACCGCGGCGGCCCACGCGCTTGATCCTGGTAGTGGTCCGCACACCGGATCGTTGCCCGAGGGTTCGGTCACGTTCGGCGACAGCGGACACGCGCACGGCGGTGGAGCTGACGGCGCTGCGGTGGCCTACGGTGATCTGTCTGGCGTGCCCTCGACGTTCGCGCCAAGCGCGCACGCGCTAGGGGGTAGTGCTCACGATGCCGACACCTTGGCCAATCTGAATGCCAAGATCAGCGACGCGGATGTTGGCGGACTAGCAGTTGCAAATACCTGGACGCGCAAGCAAACCTTCAGCCCGAGCGTGAACGAGGATGCCATCTCTGTCACGGGATTTACACCGAGTAGCGGTGATACCGATGGTGGCGATGGCCTGACGGCCGAGGGCGGGACCGGCTCCGGGACCGGCGACGGCGGCAAGGGTGGCGGGTTTGACGGCGGCGACGCCGGCACGGTCGGGACCGGCGGGGTCGGGCTCATCGCCGACGGCGGCTCGGGCGGGACGACCAGCGGCACGGGCGGCGTCGGTTTATACGCCGAGGGCGGCGACGCCCGGGGAGGCGATAGCGAGGGAGGCGAGGGCGCGGCGATATCCGGGGGCGCTGGCTTCGGAGCCGGCGACGGCGGGAGAGGCGCGACCGCCGAGGGCGGCGACGGTGGCGCAACCGGTACGGGCGGCGTTGGCGTCTACGTTACAGGCGGTCGGGGCGGGGCCACGAGCGGCGAGGGTGGAATCGGTCTCTGGGTAAGCGGCGGCGACGCTCGCGGCGGGAATAGCGACGGCGGCGCCGGGCTCTGGGTGAGCGGCGGTCAGCCGAACGGTTCGGGTAAGCCGGGCGATGGTATCGTCTCGGTCTCCTGGCTCGGGCTGACCGGGATCGAGGGCAACGGGACCGGCGTCATCGGCTCCGGGATCTACGCGGGCGTCTACGGGCTCGGCGGGAAGGACAGCGTCGCCGGCGTAGTCGGTCGGGGCGTCGACGGCGCTTCCCTCAGCGGCGACGACGGGGCGAAGGGCGGGAGCTTCCAGGGCGGCGCCGGCGGAGATCCGGGCGGCGCGGGCGGCGCCGGCCTAGTTGCGGCCGGCGGGGCGGGCGACGGGACCGGCGTCGGCGGCGATGGCGTAGTAGCTGAAGCCGGGGCATCGGGCAGTAGCGGCGACGCGTTCGGGCTCGTCGGCCTTGCGGCGGGCGCGAGCCTGCCGGCGTGGGCGAGACTTGCGGGATCGTCTAGCGGTCTGTTCGCGGCGGGGCCGGTCGCGATCCAAGCGTATAGCAACGCGGGCGCGGGAACTTCGGCGTGTGGTCTGTTTTTCGGCAACGGGTCAAGCGGTTTGACGGTTCTAGCCGATACCACATTCGGCGCGACTGCGGCTGGCGGAATAGCGATCGAGGGTTACGGCGGCGACAACGCGAGCGGCGTCGGCGGGGTAGGGATCAAAGGTGAGGGCGGCGACTCGACGGGCGGCAACGGCGACGGCGGGATCGGCGGCGAGTTCACGGGTGGTGCTGGCGATGGCACGGGGCATGGCGGCGATGGCATGGTCGGCACTTCGGGCGATGCCACCACTTCGATGGGTGTACTTGGTTTAGCCAACGGATTCAGCATCCCGGCATGGGCAAGGGGGCTTGGTGCATCGTTCGGCAACTTCGGCGTGGGAGCTTTGGGGCTGGGCGGTTATAGCAATGCAGGCGCCGGCACCTATGCGATGTTCGCCCTGTTCGGTGGTGGTTCTAGCGGTATAGTCGTTGGGCCTGACAGCCTGGTGGGTGGATCTGCTGCAGGCGGCACTGGCGCGACCATCTATGGCGGGGATAACGCTTCAGGGAGCGGCGATACAGCCTCCAGATTCTACGGCGGCAGCGCTCTTGCGAACAACGATAGCGGCGGCGACGCTGTCTATGCCGAGGGCGGCGCCGGCTTTGGTGCTGGCAGTGGCGCCCAAGGCGGGTATTTCGTTGGCGGCGATGGCGGCGGCGATGGTGGCCAAGGCGGTCGAGGGTTTGCTGCGGTCGGTGGAGACGGCGGTCAGACTACGGCGCAGCAAATCGGTGGTGATGGCGGGTACATTCGCGGCGGTAACGGTGGAGTTTTCGGATCCAACGGCGCCCGGGGTGGCCACGGTTTGCAGGTTGAAGCTGGGTATTCTCCACCCGAGTCTACCAACGGTCCGATCGCGGTAGCCGGACTAGCCTATAGCAAGGGCATCCCGGGCGGACTAAGCAATGGCGCGGGCGCGGCTTTCGTTGCCCCCGATGGGTGGGCGTCGAAACCAGCAGGCGGCGTCGGTATAAGGGTGGCGGCTGGTGTCGGGCACACTGCCTCGGGCGGTTACGGTGGATACGGCGCGTATATTACCGCCGGCAATGCTGGTACTGGCAGCGGCGAACACGGCGGTATGGGAATGCAGCTCGACGCCGGCCACGGCGACGGAGCCGGCGACGGCGGTATGGGTTTGAATGTGGGAGGCGGCCATGCTGGCGCCGATGGGTCGGCAGCAGGACGGGCCATATACGCCCACGCCGGCAACGGCGGCGTCAACGGCAGCTGCAATGGCGCGCACGCGATTGAAGGGTATGGTGGTGCTGGCTATTTCACCAGAACCGGTGGACAAGGTGGATGGTTCAAGGCGGGCAACAGCGGCGCCACGGCAAACGGTGCGACCGGCGTGTCCGGCGAGGGTGCGGCCGGTGGTGCGACTAGTGGCGACGGTGGGTATGGCGGTTGGTTTACCGGCGGCAACGCGGGCGGCGGCGGTCATGGCGGCACCGGACTGGGTACCTATGGCGGCAACGCGGTCGGCGTCAACAACGGCGGCGCGGGTCTGATCGCTGGCGGTGGTCAGAGTAGTTCCACCAGTGGCAGCAACGGCGGCACCGGCGCGCAGATCACCGGTGGTGCTGCGCAGGCCGGCAGCAATGGCGCAGGTGGTAACGGTGCCAACATCAGCGGCGGCGCCGGCAACAATACCGGCCCCGGCGGCTGGGGTCTGTCGGTTGGCGGTGGAGCAAGCGGCATTCATCCTACAAGCATCGCTGGTCTTGGGCTGAGTGCCAACGGCGGCGACAGCCTGAACACTGCGAACGACAGCGGCGGCGCCGGAATAGTTTCTTACGGTGGTTGGCCGAACGGCTGGGGCGTCAGTGGCGAGGGTAAGGGCGAGCGGTTCGGTGTCCTTGGCGTCGGCGGCAGCTTAGGCGGGACCGGCGTGTTCGGTACGGGCGGTGACAACAGGCGCGAGATCCTGCGCGATGCGTCTGATGAGATCAAAGGGACCGCCCCGAATATGTCGATCAAGTTGCTAAACGACTTCCACGCCTTCAATCAGATGGTGGGGTGGAAGATTCGTATTAGCGGCGCAACCACTGCGGCCAATGACGGGATCTTTACGATCACCGGCGTGACCGACCGTTACGAGGTCACCTACACCAACGGCAGCGGGGTGGCGGAAGCGATCCCGGGCACGGCGCAGACTTGGGTGGTCAAGTCTGGTGCCGGCTGGGGCGGGCAGTTCGAAGGCGGCGACGGCGTAGACGACAACGTCGCCGGTGCATCCGGCGTAACCTCGACCGGCGGTGCTGGTCATGGCACGGCAGCTGGTGGGGCCGGTGGCGGCTTTACGGGTGGCACTGGTGGCGCTACCAGCGGCGCGGGCGGTGAAGGTGTATCGGCTGCCGGCGGCGACGCGGGCAGCGGTAGCGGTGCGGCTGGCGGCGTAGGCATCCATGGTCATGGCGGCGCGGGCGACGGTTCCGCCTATGGCGGCCCTGGCGTGTATGGTGAAAGCGACAACCACGGCGGCTATGGCGGGTATTTCCAAGGCGATGCAGCTGGTGGCAGCGGTTCGCGCGCGTCATTGTTCGTGGGATCGCAAGCTGCGCTACCCGATGGGCAGAACGGCGCGATCACGACCTACGGATCGCGGCTGCACTTTCATGGGGGCAGTTCTTGGGCCCGGGTGATGTTGGACGGGGTGGAGCTGTTCGCGCAGTATTTCGAGCAGGCGGCCGAGCCCGGGTTGAGTGCGAACGGCGCAGCGGGGTTCTGGAAGGACACCGACGATAGCGATCGCATCTACCTGGTGTTCAGGCGCGGCAGCGGCGATCAGGTCAAGGTCGAACTGACTTAGGAGGCGCGCGTGGCGAACGTACCAGGAACAGAAATCGAGAAGCCCACCGTCGATCTGACGGATGCGGTGGACCCGTTTCAAAAGATTCACAAGGTGCAGCGCGCGTTGCGACGAGCTGGTGTGCCCGAGGAAAACGTGCGCGCGTTCTGCGCGGCCGGCGGGCGGGGTGTCAGTTCGCTGTTCGACCAGCTGCCGCAAGCGATCGCGGACTACGTGGAGGTCGCCGAGTAGCGCGCTATGTCTTTTCACGAGTTCACACCGCGGGGCGACGTTCATGGGATCCATTATTGGACCTATGCCACGATCGCCGATCGCGACGCGCACAACCCGAGCGAGGGGCCCACGCGAGCCTTCAACGCGGGCGACGCGCTGCAGAAACGGGTGTGCTTGGTCGAAGCGGATTGGTCCTGGTGGGCGCTGGTCAGCATCTCGCCTGCAGTGTGGAAGCCGATCGGCGGCGGTGGCGGCAGTGGCGACGAGCAGTTCCAGCAGGATCTGCTGGACAACGATTCGACCTACATCGTGGTGGGCGATCGCACGGTGGACAAGACGGTCGAGATCGTCTACTCGTTTCAGCTGCCGATATCGGGGCGGCAACGCAATGGCAAGCTGACGTTGTCGCACGATGGGTCGACGCCTACACTGGACGAGGACTACTATTTTGAAATCGGGGACGAGATCACCAGCGTGGTGTTCGGCGCAACCATTTCGGGCGACGAGCTGCGGATCACGATAGTGACTTCCAGCGTGGGCGAGAACCCCAAGCTGGTGTATAGGCGGATCAAACTAGGCGTAGCAGCCTAGAACTGAAAGGAGCGAGAGGTGGCACACAAGGACTACGGACAAAAGGGCG